TAGAAGGGTCAGCTACTTCGGGAGATAAATTGTTAACCTTGATCCCCTGTAATTTCATATACCGCTTAAAATCATGAACATACAAATCAATTTCATCTTCCAATTCGGATGCAGTTGCGGTTAAATCCGCATCGGCTTCAGCCTCAAAGGCAAATCCGGGAAATGCCCCTTGCCAGAACATTTCTGCCGAACCACCAACAATCAATTCAAGATTTAACAGACGATTGTAAATCCTTTCCAATATGGGAAGGGCAAATATATTTGATTCAAGCAGTCCCTCTGTTACATGCAAAAGCCTTGAATGATGAACCAATAAATCATTCGTAATCTTCGCATTACTTCCCGGCTCAGTATATGAAAGTTGATATACTTCCGGCTTCCCATATCGCTCTGAGCCTGGGTTTCTATCCCAACTTTTTATTGTAGCATTACCCTCTGAATAAGGCTGAAGATAAAGCAATTCAACCTTCCCGGTTACAGGTTTAGCCATATCCTCTTTTGTTTTAACGTCGGAAAATCCAAACAACAAAACCCCATATTGACCAATCCTGGTCAATTTCTCCAAACGAATCAATGTTGAATAAATATGATGTTTCTTTTCAAGCTCACTCCATTCCTTTTCAAAGGCAGTTTCATTATCAACTGATTCAATCACTTCCGGCATGGACTGCCAAGCACCTTCCACAGGAGCGTCTATAATTCTGGCCGCTATATCTCCCCGGCGATACTTACCGTAATAATCTTCAAATACTATTTCATTTAATTGAGGATAACCAAGAGCCTCATACAAATCCCTTTTACCATGAAAGGACTGGCCCAATTTGTGAGCCAAAGAAGCCCTGGAAGTAAGCAATGAAGAAGACAAAACACGATGAATAGAGGCACGAAGCATTTTTCTTGCTTCATCTTTTACATTTACAACTTGTTTTGGCTTTGTTCTATTCATCTATTCAACCTTTTTAAATCAGCGGGACAATTTATATCAGGACCGCAATCATTATTAACAACTACACATTGAACATTTATACCATTCTCCAGCCATCTTAATTGTTCCAACCTTTCATATTGCTCAAGTTTGGTTGGTTTCAATTTAGATACCTTTTGCAATACCTCATTTCTATATGCATAAATCCCAATATGCTTATGCCAAATTGGGAACTGATCAACCGGATAAGGAGTTGAATCAGGAATTGGTCTACGAGAAAAATACAATGCCTTATTATTCAAATCAAAAACAGACTTTACCGTATTTGAATCAAGAAAATCTCTCTGCTGTCCTACTCCTTGAGCAATCACCGGAGTTGCTATATCAATATTTGGATTATCAAACAGGCATTGAATAAGCTGTTCGCAAACTCTTGGATCAACAAAAGGAAGGTCACCTTGAATATTTAAAACAATCCTATCGGAAGGCATTCCGTTTGTTATTTCTGCAACTCTATCTGTTCCCGATTGATGATCCTGAGAAGTGAATATTGCAACCCCGCCAGCATCCGTAACTGTTTTAACAATTAAATCACTATCAGTTGCAACAATTACCCCATCAACCCTTTTTATCTCCCTGGCCCGCTTATAAACATGAAGAACCATTGGCCAACCAGCAATCAAGGCAAGAGGTTTACCGGGGAACCTTGTTGACGCAAATCTTGCTGGAATTACCGCTATTGCATTCATCTTTGAGCAATGCTCACTTTAGGTTTTGATCCCCAAACACCAGCCATTTTAACATTGGTCAATTCATCAAATGCATCTGAGGCGGCATCAATCTGGTCCTTTGTCCCATCAGGAAAGTTTTCAGCTTCCAAAAGAAAAGATTCGTTCCAACTACCCCTTAACAATTTAACATTACCTGCTTGTGCTTGTGCTGATAATGGAGTTGCTCTTGTCTCCTTACTCCCGGAAACAGGATATGAAACAATATTATATCCAGCCATTTCAGAAATAAAATGTTTGGCCTGAGATTTCCCGGCCTGTCCTGGATCTTGCGGAATCCGTACTTTCGTTTTTGTCCCGTCCTGTGAAGCTGTATTCTTTATTGTTGAAAGGACTTTGCTTGAATCAATTTGGCTACGCTCAATATCCTCAATAAAATAAATACCGCCAACTTTAACCATTTTAACCCCAACAGTCCAAGCTGGCCCATCTGCCTTTTCCCGGATTTTCTTTTCTACTGGATCGGCCTTTGTCCCGGCTAAGTCCCAAGCTCTTACTCTTTTACCACCTGCCGGAATAGCTGAAACAATTTCAAAATCAGAGCGCCGAAAAAACATACCGGCAGAGGGGCGAATATTCCAATTTCCTTCAAGGAGTTGTGCCCGCTCTACCCTTGGGAGGGCGTGAAGTTTAGATAAATATGCGGGGTCTTTCTCCAACAAAATCCGATTATCAAATACAGAAGAACGGATAAACGTAAAACTTGAAGGAATCAACATTGGGTATTTATCGACCAGTTCTTGCCTTGTCGATGCCCAAACAACCTGATCTCCATCAAGAACAAACCAACGAATTACCCCAGAGCGAGATTTAATTACAAATCCATCCTCTCCTATATACCAATCAATAAATTGTCGTACCCAACTATCAGGATCAGGATTACAAGTTCCAAGAATTTTCCCAGATACCCCAGAAGCAGAACGGTTTCTAGAGTACATATAAGAAAACTGTTTCCAGGTAAAATGAGTTATTTCATCAAATCCAATAAGCGGAATCTGTGATCCTTGCCAATCGAACCTATCCTTTTCATGTTGCATATGAGCAAATGCAACTCTCATTCCTGTTAAAAAGGTAAACTTTAATTTATTCTCGTTTGATTTTGCGCCAAGTGGGGTATAAAGCCCGGTTGCTTCATCCCACAATGCGCCTTCTTCCTGGATTTGCTTTGTTGTTCTCCTGAATATTACCGCGCCAAACTTGGAATTATTAAAGTTATAAAGAGGCTTTAACAATAACGCAAAACTTTTTCCGCCCCCAGCACTCCCTCCGAAAAATACAACATCAGCCGGACACTGCAAGAAATCTGTCTGCGGTCCAGGCTGAGGGCGGATCTCAATCAAATCCTGTTTGGGGCAGGCTTCACCCATTATTCAAACTCCGTTCAGGAGGAAGGATCACGACAACATTACCAGCCTGGAGTGGTTCGCCATTAGGGCCAGATATTTCTTGTTGCTGATTTACTGTCCAACGTTTATCAGGTGATAATTGTTTTGTGCGATTAGTCAACCAAAGAGTCGCCGCCCCAACATCAGGCGGATAATGTTTTACAATTGGGGTAATAAGCACTTCCCCTTGATAAGCTGATATATGGACATCCTCATGGGTGTATCCGCAGGCTCTATGATATAGGGATTTGGCCACGTTAGCGTCTGCAATCTCCCTCCCTTCCTTTATGGCCCTAAAAAACTCATCATATTGTCTTATCCAATTTTCTATGCTAATCGTAGATACACCCAACAATTGTCCCAATCTTTCGTTAGTACAACCCAATAGACAAAACTTATGAGCTAATTCCGGGTGAACCTTAGAATCATATATAGGGGGCCTGCCTTCTGGCTGTTTAGGGATAGGGGATACTCTTTGGGGCTTCTTTCTAGCCTTTTTAATCGGTTTGGAGGGAATTTTTGTTTTTGTTCGGACCATTTTCAATCTTTTTATTAGGGTTGAATGACTTATTTATCTTAAATATATAGGATTTTATTAAGAAAATAAAGTGGTTGAATTTTTTTTGGCTTTTTTCCTCTTTTTTCTTACTTTTTCCTTTTCTTTTTTTTGAAAAGGATATATATTTAAATTAAAAGAGGGAGAAAAACAAACCCCAAGGAGGACAAAATGAAAGCAACAACGAGAGTAAGGTTTATCGGAACAGGAACAGCACAAAGATCGGCTTTATGTCCTTTTGAATTTGCTTATGTAGAGGTAGAAACAAATGGTATCAGGTATCGGTGGTTTAATGAGCAGGGAGCGCGGGATGCCCATAAAATTTTTGGAAAGGAAGGATGTCTTTGTGATATCACTGCAAACTTCACAGAAAAAAGAACATTGCAAAGAGTAAGGGTATTAACAAGTAACATTCCCAATAATAACATGAGATAAACTAACCTGTCCTGGGCATGACTCTAAACTGCCCAAGGAGGATAAAATGCATCCTGATAATAGATATAAAATTAAAGTTCAATCTCCCTGCGTAATACTTTTTGATGTGTATCGCAAGGGGGATTTTATACGTAATTTTAATGGCAAAATACATTATTTTTCTTATCATGATGCAGCAAAATACATTAAAGAATCTATGTTGCCCTCAGGCGTATTATCAATTGAAGCAAGATAAGGAGAAAACATGAACCGAAAAATCAATTTTTATGTCAAGATTTTCACCAAATGGTATCACATAAATAATGATCAATTTTGGTTAATTATCAATCAATGTAATTTTACAAAAAGCCATATTAAAATTTGTGTCAATTATTATGACCAAACAATCTAACATCCTGGAGAAATAAAATGAAAAAATTTTTAAATGTATTGATTAAAGAAATAACAAAAGAAAGAGAAAATATTAATAATTCTTGGAAAGATGGAATTAATACACAAGAAGAAAAAATAACTAATGATATTCTTTTTTCAATCGAAAATATTTTAAAACGAATTTTAGAAAATGACTAAACAATCTAACATTCTGGT